CGCCTACAGGACGAGACTATATCTTCACCCTCATTATTATGAGGGGCTGTGCGCTTCGAGCCGCTTGGCTCTACTCCCAATGGGATAGTCGTTGCACCTTCCCCGGCAGTACCGGGGCTTGGCTCAGGATTGTCTACTAGAGATGTTCCCTGAGTTCACACAGTTTGTCATGTCGGTTACCCGACAAGGACACCATAATCAATGTCAGTGATGATATCACTTACATCTTCAGCCAATCCAACTTGGTCATATGTGGTATAATTTGTCATTAAATTTTAACACCTTTTTGAGTTGAAGTAAAGTTGAAGTTACTGCTCCCAACGTGCCATTAATGCATCAGCTATATCATCGAGGTGGTTTCCACGCTTTGCCGTCCGAAGTTTGTCTTTCGTTGCCTTTACTCGCTTTTGCTTGGCGACATCGGCTGACTGCTCGGGGGTCTTTCGTGCTTTTAGTGATTTATTTCTAGTCACTGTTTTCGCTTTCTTGGTTGTAGCCACTTTCTTGCCTTGGTCATAAAGACGGGCTTTGTTCAGTAGCTTGATAACAACAGGGTCAACAATTGTGTTAACCATCTGCTCGGGTAAGCCTTCACCAACCGAATACTGACGTATTTCATCATACATCTCATTCGACCAGTCAGGCACTTCCTCACGCAATACTTTTACTGCATTCGTCGCGGCTGCATTCAAGTTAGCTTGGTGCTGTTCTTGAATTTCGCCGTAGAAACGATCAGCTTCTTGGGTGAGAAAATCGAGGTTATCTTTCGCAAGTTTACTTTCTTTACGAAGCGAAGCGAAATCATCACGGGTCATCTCTTGACTTGCGACGAGCATGTCGATGTCCTCGTAAGGTTTGTAGGCTTCTTGTGCCTTCTCGATTAGCTTTTGCATGACAACAGAAGTCTTCTGAATTGCTTCATCGGCTTCTTTACGTTGTTTTGCAGTTTGTTGAGACTTTTTAGTTAGTGCGGCCTCTTGACCATAAAGTCGTTTTAAATCTTTAACAGATGCCTTCTTGACTTCTCCGTCTACGAGTACCTCAACAAGATGTTCGTCATCAGTAATTACTTCAGCTTCATCATCTTCTTCGTCATACTCTTCGACTTCGACCTCGTCATTTTCATCAGGGTCTGTATCATCTTCAACGATTTCTTCGTCTAGATTGTCTTCACTATCATCACCCAAGGCAATCTCAGTCTCTTCTTGATTGTCTTCGGGTGTCGCCTCTTGTTCAACTTGTTCGGATAACTCCTCTTCTGGAGTGTCCTCCCATCGGGACAAAATGGCATCCCCTGCCTCTGATACTGATAGAGGCTTAGGGCTTTCAGGTGGGGTATTATCTTGCACGTTACTCATGGTGCTTTACTCCTCCGTTTCGCGGCTGTTGCGCTTTTCGATTTCATCTTTAATTGAGACCTGTTGCTTCAAAGTATTCACAATGTCTACTATGGCTCTATAACCATTGTAGTTGCGCTCACGGGTTTCAGGTTCTTCAGGGTTTGAATTAACAAATGCCTGAAATGTGCCTTGTACTATTCCGTCAATCACGTTGTTAAACGCTTTGTTGTTGAGAAGCTTTTCAGCATCATGTCCAATATTGATAAGTTGGTCTTCGTTTTGTTCGCTCACCTATTTACTCCTATTTGGTTCGGTCTAAGGACAGTCGTTCGTTGTCTATGCGTTGCTTATGCTTGAACTGTTCCTCTTTGAGATCGACGCTATCCGATTTAATGGCTTGGTCGTTTTGTACTTTCAACGCATCTAGTTGTAATTCTGCTTGTTTAATCTGTGCTTCGAGCATCGCCTTCTGCTCGGCAATCGCAGTGTTTCGCTCCTGAAGCTCAAGTGTCTTAGCAGTGACCTGCATATCCATTTGCTCTTTGGCACTTGGCTGAGGCGGCTGTATTTTGTTGGGTGGTGTTAGATACTCGGCGGCATTCATAATACCTGACTTCTCGAGCATATCTGTTACGAGTGCGTATCTGTTTTGTGGTGTGTACATTGGTTGCAAACCGGGGTCTTGAGTAAACATCTGGTGCAACTGCATGTACTTTTGAGCTTCTCGGTCTTGTTCTCCATAACCAAGTTTAAGCTCGACTATAACATCCCGGCGTTCCAACCACTGCGCCGGAGATACCTGAATGAAGTTTCCGGCAACCTCGATTATTTTGTCTTCTTCTTCGTTCTCGACGACCAGAGTATAGATTTCTTGGAATAGAGGTTTAACAAACTGGTTGGCAAGGTTTCGAGCAATAATCTTTTGACGTTGCATTGACATTGTCGCAAGCTGTTCAACCATTGCCGCAGAATTTTGTTTACTGACTGCATCTTTATTTAATCCTTGTGAAAGACGAGAGATACCTGTGGTGTCCTCTTTATCTTCATCTAGCATTTTGATGGTTTGAAATATGAATGGGTTTAGCGGAGCTTGAGGCATCGGGTTGATTGCATCAGGTCTGCTCACGTTGACGATACCGCCGACACGATTGTCTAGAAGTTCTCGAGGATTAGTCAGCCCACCCTTCACTACTGTATAACGTGGGTTGTTTGTAATCATTGCGTGGTCAAGTATTGACCTTGTAAGAACTGTTCTTGCGTTCTGCGTGGCAATGACTTTGTCGGCAAAGTTACTTCCATAGAATGCGTGAGGGATTGGGAGCGGAACGAAAATGCAGAATGGTTTCCGGGCGACTGGTTCTAATTCCAGTACGGCGTTTCCGGCTTTAAGTACACGATAAAGTTCGGCTTTGCCCAACCCCTCAACATCCATAACGATGTACGCTTCGTACACCATAACTTCTCTAACCTGCTCTTGGTATCCATCTACGTCTACGTTGCTTATCTGCCCAACGTCTTCGTGACGAGCCAAGACTTCTTGGTCGGTGTCCATGTCCACATCTTCGTGGTCACCTATACGAGTAATCACATCAGGGTCGTATCCCATGTCCAAAAGTTCGCTGATTGTCATCTTTGTGCGGTAGGCGCAGAAGTTAACATCCTCTAAACTTTTAGCTTGCGGCTCGATAAGAAATTCTTCAGGGGCAACAGGTTTGATGGTTACCTGACTTGCATCACTGGTAACCTCAATTGAGCCTGAACGTAAACCAAGCTCGTCAACTTCTTCTTCGATTAGCTCAACGTCATCTTCAGCAAGCAATGCGTTAACTTCGTCTTCAGATAAGTCTTCAAAGTACTGAATAGTCTTTCTGTCTTTCTGCTCCCAGAAGACTTTAGCTATGCCAACACGAGCCGTCAGACCATCGTGAACAACTTGGTTAAGAACACTGAATAAATCATTTTGTTGAAAGGCTACATAGTCAGTATACCTTGTGGCGATTTCGGCAAGAGGCACATCCTCTGGAGAATTAGCGGCAAAACGAACAATCTTGTTCCCACCACTAAACGTCTCCACGAGGGAAGCCTTCATTGCCTCGACAGCATCGTAAACATCCATACTACAATATTTACTGTTGCCGTCGTGAGCTGGTTTCGGAAGGTGTGCATTATAATAATCAACGACTTCTTTTCGCTCATTCGATAACTCGCTGTCGTAGTAACCAACCGACACGCCAATGTTCTGGTCGATAAGGTTTACGATATCCATATCGGTGAGAGGTTCGTATTCACTCATTTATAATACTTCCACATAAAATTCGTCTCCGCTTTCAATAGGTGTCCAATTCGCACCTTCGTGAACGTAATTCGCTAGGGCTAATGACATGACGCAATCATCAAAGCACCCTCCGTCAGCTTGCATCGCCCCACTTTCAGTAACGATGTAGGTAAGCATTTCACGAATGGTGACTTTGTCATTTAACTCCAGCTCTTCTTCACGCATCGATGCGCGGAGCTGGTCTATAATCATTGGTTTGGTTTTTGCTGTTGTCGAGAAACCCAGCTTCACAGTCTCACGATCAGTAAGTTTGTCATGTTGGACTTCGGTGTAAAAGTTTGGGTAAGCCATATCTTTGCCGAGGCGTGTACACGTTAAAATGCCGTGACCATTGTTTTCGACACAGATGAATGCATCATTATAGTAATCACCGAGTGCATATAAAATCTCAGCAAAGTAGTCAGGATGCACCTGCCCTCGCCAAGTTGCGACCTGTCTTTTTTTACTGTCGAGGACTTGGGCAACTGAAAAGTCACCACCTCGAACACCCATAGCAACGTCAGCTCCGATTACATAATTTTCGCCGGGTCTGTGACCGATGTAAGTTGTCAGCTCACCTCTTGAGTGGTTAATCCAATCCTCACCTTCAAGGGCAAGGCGTTCATCCATATCTCGAGTTTCACCAAGGCACTCCGTGAGCTGCTCAGGGTTAAAGACAGGGCGACCAGTTGTTAAGAATGCTTCCTCAGGTTCAGCTGGATATTCCTGCTTAAATAAGTCAGCTCCGTTTTGAGCAATCTTACGACGACGAAACATCAGCTGTGCATCACTCAGATTATACTTTACTGATATCTCTTCTTCTTCAGGTGACCTCTCAAAGTTTTCGGGTACATCCTCAATGTATGTAGGGTCGGTA